TTTGCATTCTGACATCGAGATAAAATTTGCCGTCCGTAATGTTTGCTAGCGTATTTTTCTCGCTCCAAGATAGCTCGTATCCGAGCAATACCTTTGCTCCTACAAGCCCCCTAAGCAGCTCGCTAACGCTTCTTTTGGCGTGATAGAGCTGGTCGGCCTTTTTGTCGATAGCAAACAGCACGCCTTTTTGGCAAGCCTGCGAAATACGGTCAAATACTCTAACGCGCGCCAAATCCTTCCATATAGTGTCCTGATCGCTAGTCTCTCCGCCCCACGCTCTAAACCCGCTTTCTCTAATGACGGTCGAAATTTTAGCCGCCCTAAGCTCGTCCGCGGTGCACGTCTCGCCAAGCTCGAAATCTACGTCTATTTCCGTACCAGAAACTCCTATCATCACTCTGTTTGAGTAGCTGTCGCTATATCCAAACTCGCTTGCGCCGTCCGTATGAGCTATCATTCCGGCTATTCTAGCGCTTTGCCCTTCATAGACGTAAGCGTTCGTTTCATCATCCCAAACCTTGACGTTAGGATACGCAGCGACCAATCTTCTAGTGCCGAAGTCTCCCATCTTTACTATCGCCGCGGCCGCGTCCTGGGCTTTTAAATCTACGATGCCGGTCGCTTTTAGTCTAGTGGCTACTTTTTCTATTTCGCCTTTTACGGCGTCTTCGTTGCTAAATCCCGGCGCTATGATTAGATTCGGGTTATATCCGAAGCGAGATTTTGCTTTGGTTAGCTCTGATACGGCATTTTTGCACTCTGTTATCTCGTCGTTCGTATCGCTATCGTCGTCTTTGGTGAATACGCTTAAAATTATTTGAGTATTTACGGCCTGATCTTCGATGCCCTTTAACGCCCTATAAATCGAGCCCTTTTTAAAGGCTTGGCTAGCGTCCTTTTTGACCTTGTATTTTGCCTCTAACGCTTCAAGCGCCTTTGCCGTCGTCATGAAAAAATGTAGGCCGTTTTCTAGAACCTCCTCGTATCCGGCGATTCCTATAGGCGTAACGCTTTCTACGCTGATAGGTCTTGCGGCCTCGGCCGAAATGGTTACGTTTACTCCGAACTTAGCAGCCATGTCTAACCTCCTTTAACTCTAAATTATGATTTATTACTAAACATACATTCTTCGCAGCCCCGCAAAACGCTAATTTGTAGCGTTTTGCTTCTGGGCTACTCATGTTTACTCCGAACTTTGCTGCCATACTATCTCCTTTTAAAATTTGTTGATGATTTCTACTTGAAATTCTTTTTTGAACGTCAGCTTCAAAAACGCTTCTAGCGCCATTCTGCTGTCGCCGACTCCGTATTCGTCCGCCTTGTTTCCAAGCAAGATGCACCCCTGCGTATCTTTTGCAGTGTTGCCGCTATGAATGAGTATGCATCTATCTTTCGGCACCTTTTCGTTAAAAAGCAGTGATAAAAGCCTTTGAAATTTGCCGCTTTCATGCCAGGTCGTTTGGTAAACTCCGGCCGGTATCCGCTTGTCGCGGCCGCGTTCTACGGTATCAGGACCCGCGGGCTCGAGCGTAAAGCCCTCTAGCAGCACGCGTCTATCTTCCGAAACTAGGCGAAATTTTCCTATCGTGCCGTCATAAATCTCTTTAATTCTCTCGACTATCAGCTTCATTTTTGCTCCCTTATTTGATTAAATTTATCATTGCGACCGCGATCAATATAGCCGCCGCAATAATCATAAAAGTCTTAGTTGATGTTTTCATTTTTTTACTCTTTTTAGCGGATGAAACGCCCATACAGTTTTAAGCACCTTTTTATCGCCGTCTTCGATAAACTCGTGCCAATTTTGGGGATTTGCGCCGGCTATGTCCATGAGCTTCCAGCCGACGTAAATGCGGCAATAAAAGCCGCTTAAAAAGCCCGTGTATCTGATCTCTCGGTAGTAACAAAACCGCTCCCGTCCGTCTTTTAGACGACACTCTACCTTGCAAAAACCGCTTTTGCGTCCTTTATTTTGCGTAATAAGCACGTCACCATGCGTAACGACGCTAGAAGGCTGAACGTCTAGGACTTTTACGCCTAGATATTTGACGCTAAAATAGCCTATTCTATTGCGCAAAAGCCAGCAAAGGCGGGCGAAATACGTGCGGTTTTTAGGAGGCGGGAAGTGTTCCCGTCTCCATCCGCCGTCGCCGTTAATCGCTGCGCTTTGTCCGTCGTAAAAATCATCCGCATCCTCAAACCAGCGAAAGCAGCGCAACAGATGATCGTCACTTTCTTTGGCGAAAAGTAGTGCGATCGGCACTACGAAAAAGGCGAGTATCTCAAGCGGGATCTCGATGATGAAATTTTTGGCTACTTGAAGCCATTGTTTTAGGGTAGGTTTCATTTTAGCCCCTTTAGCTCTTCGTAAGGGATGGTTGTTTCGTAGAATGTTTTATTATTTATATCTTCAGCTTTACTTAAAAAATCTATCTTTAGCCCGTTTTCTAACTCTTCCGCATAGATAATGTAAACCGGAAGCCTTATCGGCTTTTTACCGTCAATCATATCAAATAAATCAGTGTATATCCCCTTACTAACATCTCGTCGTTTGCGCATTAAATATCTAGTTCCGTCGGCAATATCCGTGATCTCTTGCAAGTCAGCAATAGGTATCAAAGGTATATCTAATTGATCTTTGTTTTTAAAAAGCCTATTTGACTCCAAATCAAAATAATAATGCTCGTTCCCTTTTGTATATGATCCTCCTGGCAGAATTGACCCTACTGCTAATGTTGATCCGCTTTCAAACGCAAATTCATTATAGGGAACTTGAGAAATATCTACCGGAGTAAAATTTACTTGTGAATCTACTTTAAAAGCTTTTACTTTATCACTGTAAAAGTGCAATACAAAGTCCTCTATTACCACGCTATACCGATACCCGCCTGGCTCATTTGTTTGCCCGGCATTATCTATTCCAGCCATAAAAAAGTTGCTAACATGGCCTCTTAATAAAGGAAATTTAGGATTTATATATCTAATCCTGTCAAAGCTAGGATTAGAAAAATTTAGTCTCAGTCTTTGCCAGGCATTATTTGCTATATCGTATTTATAAAGTCCTGTATCCAATTTAAAATACGCCTCCGTTTTTGTTCTATACAAAAGCGAGAACTTTGTCGACGAATCTTCCTTAGGGGGTTGCGGCATTTTAATAAAAGAGCTCATATAAGGAACTATGTTATTAAATACGAATTTGTTCGGGCTAATATCGCTGGTTTCTTTTTTACATATCATACGCCTATTGCCAAAGCATATTAAATTTGTAGTCAGCGGATAAATGGTTATATCGCCTTGACAAAACATCTTTTGCGTCCATTTTTCATTTATCGGATCTTTGATAAATTTATTTAAAAATTCTCCCTCCTCGGCGCTTTTTTGATTTTTGTATTTTTCAAAATCCTCTATTTTTAGATAAACCTCATCGTGATTGTGCGTCTTTGGCGCATAAAGTTCGTTTGCCTTAGTCTCTACCAAAGCGGTGTCAAATTTAGTATCGACGTATCTGCGGGAAGCAAATTTAGAGCTCTCCTCGACGGTCAAATTTATAACGCCGGTATCGCTTAGGGCGATATAAAAGTTTATCGTTAGGTCTTTCGCCGCACCCTCGCTTAAAAGCGGTTTGATCGTCTCAGGCACGTTTGCGACGGCAAAAAGCTTATCGTCTGCGCCGTAAATACCCACCTGCCTGATAACAAATCCGCCCACGCTAGCCTCAAGTATGCCCTGAACTATGACTATATTTGTATCATCCTCTTTGACTCTAATATCGCTAATGCTAAATTTTTGCGCCTCCTCGGGCAGACTCTCCCACTCGTCGCTTATGACGTCTTTGCTTTGACCTACGCCCATTTTCGTAAGGCTGATTTGCTCTCTATCGGCGATAGCCTTTGAGATCGCCGCTTTGCCTAGTTTCGTGAGTATTGTTGCGTATGACACTTTTTCTCCTTTGTTTAAATTTTGATTGTCTCATCTATCGTTACCGCACCGCCGCTAAATCTTGCGGCGGTTGATTGCGTACTTAGGTTCTTGCTTTGCATCGGCGGCAAATTTACGTCCTCGATAAATTCGCAAACTACAGCGCCGAAACGCTCTAAATTTAAGCTAATATCTCTAACTTTATATGGATAAATGTTAATTTGCTCGCTTTGAGCATAAGCCGCGCTCGTGCTTAGCGACGCATTTAATAGTAAACTTGGGATCTGAGACGGGAACAGCTCTAGCCTCTCTTTGTCCGTTTCGTTAGCGCCTATAAAAACCTCGCTTTTTGTGCTTCTAACGAGGTTAAAGCCTTTAAAAACGCTACGGACGTTTTTGTATTGTTCTATGAGCGTATCGAGTTTTTTATATCTCGTCTCGTCAGTGCTATCATCTTTGAGATCTATTTCGACCTTAAAATGATAAGGCTCGCCGCCGTAGCTAAACCACTCAAGAATCCTAATATCAGTGTAAAACGAGCGTAATGCTTTATTTAGGCTATAAAAGGTGCCCGAGTAATAATGTATCTCAAAAGCATTTTTAATGAGTTTTCTAGCTGAATCTTCGCCAAGTCCGTCTATATCCACATCAAAGCTATCGGCTAAGATAGGTAAAAGAGGCGTCGGACAAGAAGTAGCCAAGATGTTTATTGAGCCAAGGTCGAGCTCATTAAGCCTGACATCAAAAAACTCGTCAAATTTCTTATCGAATTTGCTTTTGTGTCCGGGAAGTATCGTCATAGTTCTGCCTTTGCATACGATAGGTTAAAGCTTATTTTGACAAAGCTATCCTCGTCTACTTTGGTATCTACAGTCGGAGCGGCTAAATTTACGCGGTACACTCCATTTTTATGCAACATAGAGTAGATATAGCTCAAATTTAGGTCTTCGCCTAGTTTTAGACTTTTTCTAGATGCTTTTATTTCTTTATCTAGAATATCTTGCAAAAACATGTCGGTGAGCTCCAGCGTCGCTTTGATTTCTATATCTTTGATTCGGGCGTTTTTGACTACTACATTGTCGGTCAATGGCCTCACTTTCTCGCCGCTTAAATACTCCTCTACGCTAGCGCGCGTATCCTCGCTCATATCTGAACTTTTTAGATAAATTTGAACTACTCCCGGCCCGCCGTTACTAACGCTGCACTCTATTACCTTTGAATTCGCGCTTAAAACGTGATAGACGTAGGCCTTTGCGCTTCCTGCAGTGCTAAATCTTTCAAGAGAAAGCACCGCTCTTTCCCTTAGTCTTTCGTCGCTTTCTACCTCTGCGCCACCGCTAAAATCGCTTATTTGTTTTGCTTTTAACACGAAAGGGAAAGGCGTTTGGATATATTCGCACTTTACGGGGCTTGATTTTATAAATTTATCAAACACTGATACGGCCGTAGTTTTTAGTTCTCCTTTTTTGACGATCGCCGTTTCTTTGACGTAGGCGACGTCGCCGTTGTCGCTAACTAAAACGCTTCCGGCCGGAATTATCGTATCCGCATCCCTAGGGGTTGAAAGCGAAAGCTCGATACCGGCCGTCGGCTTTTCTCCTTTTAGCCGCTCTATGCCGTATATCGCTACGATATTATCGAGATCGCTACCTTGGGCAAAAGGTAAAAGCATAGATTTTACGGCGCTATTGATACGAGCTCGCAATAGTAGCTCGCGGTAAGCCAGCGTTTCAAGCAGAGCGGAGTAGTTGTCGCTCTCAAGTAGCGCGATCTCCTTGTCCGTTAAATAGCTTTTAAAAAGCTCTTTAACGCCCTTTAAAAGCTTGTCGTAGTTAAGCTCTTCGATCACGTCCGGATACGGTAAATTTTTTAAAAAGCTCATAGCTCTATCCCTATCTCGTCGCCGCTAATTAGAACGATATTAAAATTTAGCTTATGATCTTTTAGACTTATTAGCTTTACTTCATCTATCTTCACTCTTTTTTCCCATCTTTCTACGGCCTCTATGACGTAGCAGGCAAGATCGGCTCTAAACTCGTCGTCTACCTTGCGGTCTATTAGCTCGAACAAACGGCTGCCGTATCCCGGCAACATAACCCGCGAGCCAAGAGGCGTAAGCAGGATGTCTTTTATACTCTCTTTTATATCCGCTAGATACTTTGCCATTAGTCCCTCGCCGCTCCGTTGTTGGTATGGTTGGTTAGATCGCCTCTGCCGTCTCTTACGCTGCCGCCGAAACTTGCGTCGCCTCCCGTCGTTATAGACCCGGTTATTTTTACGTTTCCGTTTATTTCAAAACTTCCGCTACCGCCGCTATTTGAGGCCGTAGATATGGCGCCTAGCAGTTTTATGCTTCCGCTTTTTATGGTAGTGTCGTTTGCCGTTACGGTTACGTTTTTGGCTTTTAAATTTGCGTTTTCGCAGGTTATATTTATTTGCTT